ATTGTCGAATACGTCTTGTAATTCATCATTAGTAATTCCTACTTGTAGAGCCTTTTGAATGATGTTTTCAATCTTATGGTATTCTTCGAACTCACCATTAGCAGTAATTGATTCAACTTCCTTTATAGCTTTTTTTAATACTTGTTGTTTACAAAAATTAACAGCCTTTTCCTTTGTGAAATTAACATCACCACCGGCAATGTCGTGGTTTTTAATATTTTCTATTGTATCGATATTAGATCTCAATACAGTATCATTTGAGTTTTCTGAAATGATCTTTTGTTTCAGTGAGTCATATGACGGCATAGTCTTGAAAGAAGTGCTATACTCCTTTAAATTTTGCATAATGAACCTAAAAGATCCATTTTCAAAATAAGTTGAATCTAGTACATCGATGATTGTTTCAGCGAATTTCTTGTCTTCAATTAAAATTTTTAATAAAGACATTTGATATTCTGTACCTAAATGTCCGAAGTGTCTATCTGTCATAAAATTAATTAATAATGTTTAAAAATAAAAATACTATAGTTCGTACTGAAGATATCTTGTCTCAGGGTTACTTTCTGACAAGATTTCAGTTAAATTGTTGAGGATTGTTTTCAACATTGGTCGAATGTCTACAGCATATCTTACTTTCGGGTGATAGTAATGTGCTGGGAAAATCCTTTCAATAAATACATCGTCAAATTGTTTAATTTGCAATAAAAAGTATTGCTCATCACGCTCTTTTGGATCTTCCACAAACTCGTTATTGGTAAAAAAGTGTAGATTATCAGCTAAATAATCGGAACTTTTTAATTTCAAATCATGTGAAATATCGTCACAAATTTGTTTCACTTCATAGTGTAAATCCATTGATCTTTTTGCTCTAGGGTTATGATCCTTTACAAAAAAATATCTTTGGCAAATAATGTTTCCGTCTAGAGTTAATAGAAACTCGAATTTTTGCATTTCGTCGTTGAATGTTTGTTTTTGCTTATTCATAAAACTGAATTTTTACTTTTTAATTTTAAATTTTATTATTTGTTTATTTTTTTCGATTCTTGTTAATCTAAGGAATGGGTTTAGGAAATTAACTACGGCGTCATCCCCCTTGGGTAGTAGAGTAAAAATTCCATCGTCACTCATCATTTTCATAGCGTTTTTATAGGATCTACCTTCAGTATCTAAACGCTCATCAATAAGTCCAGATATTCCAGTTCTAGCATCTTCAGTTAATATTGGTTCGTCCAGTGAGACTATCTCGTTATTAATTGCGAAAAACTCATCACCAAATACACCTAATTTGGTTACTCCGGTTAGAAAATTTTGTATTAATTTATTGTGTTTATCTTGCTCAAACAATTTATCACCCATTTCCCTAACTTCTGATAAAGTTAACTCTTTATTTTGTATTTCAGGGAATAAAGTTATCAATCTTTTTAGCCCGAGATTTCTGATTCCATATATGTTATCAGAAGGGTCACCACAAAGTATCTTAACAAGCTTTACGTTTTCAACGATAATTTTTTCCTTATCATATTCAACAATGTCGTTTGCATTATAAACTTTTTGGTGTGAAGGATTATATAATGCAACATCTTTTTTTATTAGTTGCATTAAATCTCGATCAGATGAATAAATAACTTTTTTTTCTTTTGGGGATGTTTGTGTGTAGTATGCGATACAATCGTCAGCTTCACAATATTCGAACTCAGCTTGTCTAACATATAGTTCTTCCAGATATTGTTTTACCCGATCTCTTTGAGATCGATAAGAATGGATCTCTTCTTCGCTTCTAATTCTTTCACGTCTATTTTCTTTATAGAGGTGATAGATTTTCTTTCTTGAAAGAGATCCATCTTTACCGTCCCAAAAAACACATATTTTATCTAGTTGAAATGCATCAAAAGATCTCTTAAGTGTGTTTATAAAGTGATATAAGCCACCAATGTGTTTTTCTTTGTAGTAGTGGTTTTTTAAACCGTGAAACCCAATAGTTAATAGATTGTCTCCATCAACCAATAATACGTTAGACATGATGTCTTTAAATTATAAATTAAACAATAACTATTCAGTGTCTTCTATGATTGAGTCAAATTTGATATCTGTCACACTTTCAACATTTTCTTCAAATAATGAACTCAAATATTTTAAGTTATCTTTAACATAATCTTCCCTTGATTTCTTTTCTTCAGCAGCTTCTTTTGCTCTCATGAAACCATGTGGTGTTACCATAATTTTACCGTCTCCAAACTGAATACCATTAACGTGGTTTTTCATAACTGTAATCTTGCTTCTAGTAGCAATAACTACAGTTCTCTTGTTCTTTGTGATAGTAATTTTTGTTGTACCAGCATTCTTTTCGTTACCAAATCTAAATACCAATGTCGAATTTAACCAAACAGCCTCACCGCCCTTTGCTTTAATTTTTGGTTGTCCAAACGGATTATCTGGTAGTTCAACCCAAGGTTGATTAACAATAATTAAAGTATTTGTATGTGGTTTATCTGCTCTTCTAGATCCAGAAATTCTTTGGTTTAGCCCCTGACCTATTTTGTCAGATAAGATTCTAGCATTATGTTGTGCACCACCTTTACCTTCAAACGTCATTTTACATGGTACTGAACCAACTGAATCCCACAAGAATAATAAATCATAAGGTAACTCACCCTTTTCTTGTAAATCAAGCATTTCATTAATAAAATCCGTGATTTGTTCAATGTATTCAAAATCATTCTTAAAAATAAAGTCTCCAGAATAATTTATCTCACCAGTTGACTCATCAACTTCTTTTACCACAGGTATACCCATGATACTAGCATGATCAAAATCAAATTTCTGTTCAGTGATAATAAAGATAGGTAACATACCCTTCTTGATAGCGTCTGAAGCGGCTCCTAAGAGAGCCGTTGTCTTTCCGGTATCAGAGTGACCAAGGAACATATTAATGTGTCCTAGAGACGGTCCTGGTAGTCCAGTGGCATCTAGAAATGCGTCACCTAAATCTAAGAACCTATCTGGTTTATATGTTGTTTTACTAGAATACTTTGAAGTAATACTAGAAATAGAAAAGTCTTGTTTTTTAATAGCCATTGTTTTGTTTTTTAAAAGATGTCTCCGACATTGGTGTCGGAGACATGTTGTTAATTAATTAGAACGGTAGATCTTCGTCCTCCACGTCATCTTGTTGTGGATCTACTGCTGGAGCGCTAGCAGCATTTGGTGTTAATAGCATTTCAGCTTCCTCACCATATACCCACTTTTTAGTATCACCATTCCATCTTGGAGTATACCCTTCAGCGATACCTTGTAGATATTCAACTGGCTTAATTGAATAAGCCTCCCTCCAGGTCATCTCATTTCCTAACCATAACGCTTTTTGATCTTCGTTAGTGCTAATTGGTGATTTGTCATCCGGAATAACACTAGTAATAGCGGTATATTCACCACCCATAGGGTTTTTAATAACTGACAAAGTAATTGTCAAATCTCTACCATTTACTGGATCTGAGATATCTTCATTCTTAGCTTTAACAATATCCATGATTTTGTTATAAGCACCATCGTTTTTAAGGCTATGTTTAATTCTCCAGAATTTTACGCCGTCTTGTTCGTTATCTCTATCGATAACTCTTAAGATATAAAATTTTCTAGCGCGATATTGACCAGCTAATTTGCGGTCTGCTTCGTTACCGGTCATTTTTAATGCGTCTGCAACCTCATTTAGTGGGGATTTTTCTCCATCCTGAGCAGGGTCGTATAACTTTACCCATTTTTTGTCGACTTGGATCTCGTGGAAATATTTTTCCGTCCAAAATAGTTCTTGTCCTTCTGCTGGTGGAAGGATTCTGATTCTTTTCATTCCGCTAGTTTGTCCTTTTGGTAGGATTGCTGCGAAATACATTTTTAATCGCTCTTCTGAGCTGATTTTCTGTTGTGATGTGTTTGACTTAGTGTTCTTTTCGTACTGAGCCAATGCTGCTTGTAAAACGTTAGACATGATTTAAAATTTAAATGTTAATAATCTTATAAACAAATATAAATAAAAAAACCCAGATAAAAAAATCTGGGCTTAATGTTTTTTAAAATTTTAAGGAAATAATGTTTAATCCCCCCATTTAACAATATAATCATAATTAGTCCCCATAAATGCGTTTCTTTTTGTTACATTGTAACCATAAACACTTCTTAGTTCTTGGGCCATGCTGTCATTAATGTAACTATCACCAACGATAATACTGTAAACCCCTTGTACTGTCGCACCAGAAACTAATGTATTAATATACGAAAGGGAACCTGTTGTTGTATTTGATGCCTGTAGGGCTGCTGAACCTGATATCATTTTTTAAATTTATTTTATTCTAATGTTAATAAATAAGCCAATTTATTGATTGTTGCCAACATTTCGTCTCTAATATTTAATAAATCTGTGTCGTTTTCTTTAGAAAGCTCCGCAGACATTCCTATTAGTTTGGCTTTAATACCTTGTAAGAAATCAACAATACCAACTTCAACTAGATTTTCGACTTTTATTGTTTTATTTTCTTCTTGCAAAACAAATCTACCATTTTTACCCATAGAAACCTCAACAAAAGAATCAATTAAATCTTCTAGTGTATCATATGTTTTACCAAACGCTTTATGTCTAGCATATCCTTTTGTTTGCCAATGAAGAATTCTTAATTGAAATTGTGTCTGTAAAAAGAAATTAATATTGGAATCTAGGTTCTTGGTCATCATCAGTAAATGGATTAAATGTTTTTGGTAATGTTTCTTTAGAGTAGTTTTCTATATCGTTTTTAGTTAAAACGTATTCGTTTTTACCACTAGCTCTCATTTCGTCTTGTTTATGTGCGAAAAATTCTTGAGGTTTTTGATTAAAAGGATATGAATCCAAAGAACGCATCTCTAATTTTTCTTGAGGTGTTTGTGGTTTAACTTCATCTATTTTAGCACCCAACTGATCAATCATGTTTAAAACGTTATCCATATTAGATAGTTTAGTTTCCAAATCACTTAATTTAGAAAACACATCATCCATTTTTCTAATAACATCTCCATTTTCATTTTTTGATTGCTCTAATTCATTTTTGATGTTTTTAGTCATATTAACTAAATCTGTAACATCAACTTCTTCAGTGCTTTCAACAGAAGAATCCATAACCGGACCAGGTTCCATTGGTGCCCCCATACTAGCTGCAGGGTCTGGTGCTGGTAATTCGCCTTCAGGGCTAGGTAATTCTGGAGGTAACGCAGCCTCTTGTTCATTAATCACATATAGTGAGTTAGCGTTTTTATTAATAGACTTATATCTATTAATCTCTTCTAATAATTTTTTTTCTAGCATGATGTTAGTCTTGTAATAATTGTCTACCGTCTTCGGTAACGTATTTTTTATTTATTCTTTCAACAATACCGTCTTTTGATCTAATGATATAGCATTCGCCGGTTTGTAAATCGCATTCTTCCCTTTCCATTTCATTTTTTGACACTTGTCTTGAAGTCTTTGGACTTAAGAATTGGTCAACTGAATTATTTATTTTGTTCATAATTTTTAAATGTATATCAATAAATATTATAAAAATGAGTATTTTACTAAATAAGTCTAAAATAAACTATATCCCCCTCATTTAATTTTAATTTTTTCATTAGAATTGAGTTCATACCAATACCGTAATTCCCGATACTTTCTGGCGGACCAACATGTACTGGTCCGTTATACGTGCTTGTGTTCACGTTTAATACTGGTTGAAGTGTGTATGTTGTGCTTGTTTTAGGGTTTAATATTTAAAAATATCTTCTTTATTAGATTGATTTAAATTTACTCTAACCGAATAATATTCATTAAGACTACCACTAATATCCCCCCAAGTTTTTATTATAGTTGGATTGGATTTTAATCCAGATATTAACAACATATTTTCATTATCACTAATAGGGTATTGAGGCCCACCCATTCTAATGACAGCAGCACGTAACCACTTATCATTTGTGGATTTTTCAATGTATTGTACAAATTTTTCTTCTTTACCGTTGTACTTAACTCCGTTGAATGGTATTAAATCTTTATGGAACCCATTTTCCTTTATAATCATTTTATCCAAATCTTCACCTGAAACAGAATTTCCTGGATTGATATTAGCATTTTCATTATTCTTTAATGTAATAGTTTTTTCAGTTTGTATCTGATTAGCTGCATATTGTTTCTTTTTTATTGCCGAAGATAGTACTCTACTAAATAATGGTCTATAACTAGACATAAATGAGTTTTCTAGATTAGGTAACATACTATTTGACAATCTAACACCTGTTAGTGTTGTTTGTATTGTATTTTCACGTATTTGGTGTGAAACGTCAAAAATCAAATATGTTCCTTCAAACATTGGGATATTTGCTAGATAAAAATACATAGTTGGTTGCATCATCACATTACCCATCATTGTAATTGTACATTGATAAGATGCTGTTTTGTATATATCAAATAAACCAATATCAACCTGGTGACTACCACCACCACCCTCTGATCTAGCCAATCTTTCTTGAGCTAAAGCACTTTCATTAGTATTTTTATATGTGCTTTGATCTAAAGATATTTCTTTAAAGATACCTTGACCAAAATCCCCAAAATTAACTTCAAAAGAAACAACTCTATTTGATTTAGAAAGATCCGCATCCAAAAATATTTTTGGTTCAATAAGCAATGGATTGTTTGTTGAGTCTTTAATATCAAAAGCATCATTTTTAAATCTATATTCTTTACTAACTCTACTCATGTCAAGATACTTTGATACCCCATTTACATATTGTAAAATAATTTTTGGTGATGAATCCTGATAATCAACATCTAAGTGTGTTCCAAATAAAGTTTTTGCTAAACCTTTTGACGGTGTTACTTTCTTTTTGTTTGCTGCGTTTGTACCGTAAAAATTTATATAAGCCGGTAATGGTCTCATATCAAAATTAGTACCTTGGATTAATATAGAAATTGCGCTATATAAATCTACCTTAATATTTTTTTCGTCTGCCAATGAAATCAATCTTTCTAATGAAATATAAGCATCGTCACCAATATCCTTATTGGCTCTATCTAAGAATAAAAATTCATCCATTAAATACCTTTGGCCTATCGCATTACCTGCAATCCACTTATCATTAAAAGATTTGAAAAATTGGTATAAATCTAATTTGGTTGTTTTCGCCTCATTAAATCCATGATAAATTGATACTTTATCTGTTTGTTTATTTGGGGCTAAGGTGTTTAGTTTTGGAATAATATTGTCAAGATAGTCTAATAATCTCTTATCTTGTTTTTTAACTATTTCGTCTTTTATGTATGAAACAAAAGTTAAATTACTTGGTGTAAAACCAGTTGATATATCCCTGTTTGATTTTACCCATCCAGCATATATTCTAGCCAATTCCCTGTGATCATAGATATTTTGTTCATTAAGACCTATATTGTTTACTTGGAAAAAATTTAAATATAAATTATTACTTATATTTGAATATGTTGTTCCAGTAATATTGTAACCAACATACAATTCAATTAATTTTAAATTTTGTTGCGTTACCTGTGTTGAATCAAATTGACCAACAGAATAGTTTTCACTATAACCAGCAAATCCAGATAAAGTGTAGTTGTCAATTTGTTTTGGGTTACCAATAGTTAGTTTTTTTAGATTAACATTTTCTAAAATAGATTGTGTTATTTTTTCTAAATTTTTTGTTTGGTTCTTAACAATGTTGATTTTGTTTTCATCTTTTGAAAAATCAATACCATCCATAGGTAATGAACATATCGCTCTAAGTAACCCCTGAAATGTTTTATAATTTTCAAGATTGTTCGCCGAATCTAAAGTAAGATCTAAGGAAGAAAATTCTATAAACATCTCTTCCATGGTATCTAATAATTTTGGACTGAACACAGATATTAAATCAAAGAACTTACGTTGTTCCCCAATTAATGAATATGTGCCACTAAGAT